TCCTGTGCATACGGAAGCTGTAACTTGGATTTCAGGCAGGGTATATGTATTGAATGCTTTATTTAGCTTCGCTATAATATTGCTATTCATAGATTCAATCAAAAGCAAATTTAAGATTCTGCCTTATTCTTTAGCTTTAGTAATGTACGTGTTTTGGGCAAGAGAAACTAACCCATTTTTTATAAGCGTGCCGTTGTTATTGATAATAACAGGTTTTGTTTTGGGATTGTTTAAAAAATCATTTATATGGTCAATACCATTTATTTTGGTTACGTTCTTTAGGTTGTTAATTCTATTACCTAAGATACCGCATCTTTTTATGATAAGGAATGAAAACGGCGTTAATTTGTTGCAAGCATTGGTAAATGTAAATTTTCATGACTGGTTTGGCAAATTTTCTTTTTCAATAGTCGCTAATTTAAGATTACTATTTTTCCCTGTAGGCTTGACCTTTTATCATGAGCCTGCATTAGGCTATCCATTGATGACTAATCAAATATTATTTTACTATATCCTTACGATTTTCTTATTCCCTGTTTTATTGCCAACGTATAAGAATTTGAAGTTAATTTTTTTCTCAGTTATTCTATTTTTTATTTTAATGTTTCCATTTTTTTCGCCTGTAGCTTTAGTGTCTTCTGTAGCTGAAAGATACTTATACATGGTCAGCATAGTTGTTAGTTTATTGGCTTGCCTAATTTTAGATAATTTCAAAAATAATAAAATACTGTTCATATTAAGTGTAAGTTTAATATTGTTTTTTTCAGGATTGACAATTTTACGTAACAATGACTATAGGTCGTCATTAATCTATTGGGAAAAGACTGTTGAAGCTTCACCATATAGCTATCGTGCCCATAACAATTTAGGATTGGAATATTTGTATGCTGGCTATCACAATGCGGCTTTAAAAGAATTTAAAGAATCACTAAGGTGCAAGCCACATCATGAAAACGCCATAAAAAATATACAGCTTTTAGGTTTGTTGCATGGTAAAAAAGTAAAGCAAATTAAAGTCAATCCATATGATTTTTTATATATTTTTGGAAAAACAAACTATAGAGAAATGGTTCTTGATAGGCATTTATATAAAAAACTCTAAGGAGGCATTATGGGTTTAGGCATAGTCTTTGGTTCTATAATTTCAGCTGTTGCTGACAAAACGGGAGATGACAGCTCAGATGCGGTTATTAAGATAAAAAGATTGGTTAATGAAAAGGGTTGGGAGTTCTGCTCTTTGGCTAACTTTCCATTTTTATTCAGTGATATTAGTTTTAACATAACTACAGCGGCTTATAAGTATTCAGGGGCAAGTTATTTGCCTACCACGTTCAAAAGGGTAGTTGCGGCTTTTCTTTTAGACGGTACTGATAGATACCCACTTGATGAAGTTGGGATAATTGAATCGTATCAATGGGCTAATCCTGATGATAATACTGGTAGACCTAACAAATTTTGTATTACAAGGATAGAATCAGGCTATTGGGAAATTCAGTTTAATAATAAGCCTGACAATACTTATACTATCTATTTAGAAATTGAATTGCAATGGACTGATTTAAGCGCCACTACTGATGAGGCTGTTATAACTAAGCAATACTATCCAGCTTTTTCTCACTATGTTGCAATGTCACGCTTTATACAGCAAGGCGATACAGAGAATTACTCAATCGCTAAGGCTGAATGGTACAACTCTATGCAACCAAGAGCTTCTATATTAGGACTACTATTAGCGAGCTTATCCAATCCTTTGAAAAGAAAACAAGTAGTAGTAAATATGGAAAAAAGCGGTGTTTTGCCAAGACCTTATAAATCAGATTATAGCTCACGAGGGTAACTCATGCTGAGTCGTTCGTTTATACCATTTTTATATGCCGAAAACTTCAAGGGAGTAAACTCTAAAGATACCTTAGAGAATATTCTTGATTCTGAATGGGATGAAAATTCCATCAATATCTTTTCAGACCCACAAGGTGCTATAGGTTCTCGTCCTGGATTTTCAGCTTTAACTACAGCTAGCATAGGAGCTTCGGTAGCATGGTGCGGATTCTATCAATTTAATGTATTTTCTGGAGGTTCTCAGACTCAACATTATATAGGTGCAGGCTCTGATGGCAAGCTCTATGAATATGCCAATAATGCTTATAACTTATTATTATCATCATTAAGCACTGGGGCTGACAATAGATGGTTTTTCTTTTCTTTAGATAATACTTTAATTTTAGGCAATGGTATTAATGAAACACTTGCTTGGAGTGGTACAGGTAGTCCTGTTACTTTTGCAACGTCAGTTACTGCTGATTTTGGCATGGAATGGCAAAGGTATGGCTGGTTACACTCCACAGCCGACCCAAGACTTCTATATTATTGTACTACTCTTGGCGACCCTGATTCAGCGTACACGTCATTTTTAAACTTTGATGCAGATGAATGGGCTTTGACAGGGGTATGTAAACAGGGCGACGATATGATAGTAGGCAAACAATTTTCATTATATCGTGTTCAATACAGAGGCACTTATCCGTTATTTAAACTTTACAGAGTGCCGTCAAAAGTTGGTCCAATAAGCCACTGGACTATGAAAGAATTACCCGATGGCAGAGTTATATTTTTAGCACCTGATTTTAATTTTTATATGTTAGACGGTGATGTTTTGACTCCTTGCGGTGATAATATACGCAAAATAGTAAAAAATGGAGTTAATTCAAGATTGACTAAGGCTGTGGCAGGGCTATTGCTTAATAGGAATCAATATTGGTGCAGTTTTAGCTATACTTCAGGGGCTACTACCAACGATAGAACGCTTGTCATGGATTGGTCGAGACCTTATGCTGACAAGTTTGGCAAACTTCAATATCCATGGTTTATTTACTCAATTGGGGCTAATTGTTTTGCGGAAGTTAATCTAAGCGGTAAGTCGTGGCTTTATCATGGTGGCTACACAGGCAAAATGTACAAGGACGATACAGGCAC